CCCTTTGATGTTGACCCCAATATAGATTTTTCCATTTGACCGCGAATATATTTACCATTACGTATCTCGAGGACATTATTACTTGTGGAGTAATCATCATTTGCGCCGAACATTTTATTCTTGAATGATAGTGTAAATGGGGGCATAATTTGAGAAAGAATATCAAAACTATTCAATGATGTTCCTGCCTCACGTATTTTCTTAGTATCTACGTTATTGTACATCATAAGTAAATTCATCGCAACACGTGGATTAATCTTTAAATTAGGTCTTGTAAAACGATACGAACCAAGCATAGAATCTTGATAAATTCCGATAATTGGAGAATTTGACGCAGGACTTATAATTTGATGGGGAATCGCAGCCAAGTGTTTCAATTCAGTTTCAGCGGTTATACTTTGAGGCGCGTGCATATTCATTTCATCTCCGTCAAAATCCGCATTATATGGTTTAGTATCTGCTACATTCATTCTAAACGTGTCACCTTTCTTCATTACACGAACTATATGTCCCATCATTGACATTCTATGAAGAGACGGTTGACGATTAAATAGAACACAATCACCGTCAATAAGACTTCGGTGAACTATATCGCCGTTCTCCAGGCTAATCGATTTACGGTCGACATATCTGAGTGATACGCTCTCTCCGTTCTTTCGCTCGATCGTTTTGGATCCTGGATAAATGTCAGGACCGTTATCAACCAACTTACTTAGGTAGTCACGATTGCGATCATTTACTTTAATAGGTTTTGTAAGATTTTGAGCTACCCTCTTAGGTACACCCAGTTCTCTAATTCCTAAATTTGGGTCTCCTGTAATTACTGTACGCGCCGAGAAGTTTACACGCTTTCCCATTAAATTTCCTCTGATACGACCTTGCTTTGAATTCAGACGACTGAAAATACACTGATATGCTCTGCCTGAACGCTGTGCCATGGGGGCTGCACCTCGTGTTTTATTATTGGATATCATTGCGATGAAATATTGTAAAAGGCGTGTCAAACTATCAATCACATTTGCTGCTGCATCGTTCTGTATTTTTTCCTTGAGGTCGTTATTTGTCTTAATAATATTACTATAAATGTGTGTTAAATCATCCTCACTTCGTTGTTGAGCATCATGTTTTACAGATGGACGAACTTGTGGCGGTGGGACGGGTAATACCTGACATATCATCCAGTCGGGGCGCGACCATATTGGATTGAAACCCATAAAATTTACGTCTTCATCACTAATTCGTTTAAAACTCTTCAATAATAATTCAGGTGTAAGACGCACGCTAATTTTATCATCGTCTGTGTCGGTCTTCATTTTCTCCCACGTAGCATAGATAGTAGCTATTTCTAACACTGTAATTTTATCGGGCTGCTTACAACCACAACCATCATCTGTTAAGTCACCACAACGTCTAACTTTGGTTGCTATTTTTGATACATAATTCCACCTATCACTTGGACTCCAACCCAATGTATGTTTATGATCGTTTTTATTAATGAGTAATTTACTGCATTTATAACATACACATTTCGCAATTTTCAAAATATCCTTTAGATGCTGTGTAAATATAACTGGGCGAGCCAATTCGATATGTCCAAAATAACCGGGTGTATCAATATAAGTAAAACCATCCGTAGGACATATAGTTCCTGGTTCCAACACACCCATACGTGGGTCAAACAATCCACCGAGAACTGGTTTATTGTTTATATATGTATCTCGCGACGTAATTTCAACTACAGAATTATTTCTAATTTCTTCCGGAGATCCAATACTGAATTGAATACCCACGATTTTCGATGATTTGGGTTTTGTGTTTGTCATGTGTCTATGTAATTGTATAATATGTGTTTATATTATAATTATGTTTCAATTTTTCCTTTTATGAATCCTAAATCACGCGTTTTTTGGAGAAAACACAAAATAATTTATAAAATTGATTATTAAATTTAAATGTTTAATTTCATTAAACACACATACATACACTCTTATTATATATATCAAATAATGGTTTCTTCAACTCGCAAACAAAGCAAACAACAAAAACTACAAAAGGTACAAGATTCCGATAGTGAAACAAGTGACGAAGAATATATCGAATATGCCACCGAGGAATCATCTGAATGTGATGATGATGATGAGTCTATTGGTAGTGAAGATTCCGAATCGGAAGATGAAGATAGTGTTGTAGAGAAGCGTAAATCTAGACACGTTAAATCTCGTAAATATAACGATGATAGTGAAGAAGACGAAACCGATGAGTGTGAGATTCGTAAAAAAATTGCGAAGATCTTCCCATCCAAATATATCAATAGTAAGGTAAAACGAGACAATGAGAATAAAAAAAGGGCATTTGCTAAAATGGAAGCTAACACTAAAAAAAAAAATAATAAGAAAAAAAATAATAAGAAAAAAAATAAGAGACAACGTGATGAATCCTCCTCGGATGAGCGCGAGGACGAATCATCTTCAGACGAGTGTGACGATGAATCCTCTTCAGACGAGTGTGACGATGAATCTTCTTCGGATGAGGTAGAAGTCAAAGAAACTGTTACCTTGTCTCTATTAGATTTAATCGGCGGTAATGTAGTTGGTGTGGATGATGATGACGACGAAGAAGCTCTTATTGACGACGAAAATGAAATTTGTGATAGTGATGATGAAAAGGTATTTCTGAAGGAAAACTATGAAGGTGTTGTTGATATTACAGACGATGGAATTAAAGAGAAATTATGTAAGAAGAATAGTAATAAAAAGAAGAATAACAATAAAAAGAAATCAGACGAAGATGACGAGGTAGACCTTTCCGATAAGTTTCACGATGAGTATACTGAACTTCTAGACGAGAGGAAATACCGACTAGAGAAGTTGAAAAAGAGACCAGATAGTAAAGTGCATAAGAAGGCTTTGCGCGAATGCCGTAAAGAGATGAATAACCTTATCAAGACGACACGGGGGTCTAATACCAAGGGATATTATAAACTTATTCACTCACAGAACCAAAAACTTTCGGGAGAAATTGAGTATTTCAAAAAGAAGTTGTCCAATAAGGAACAACTACAGATTATGAAGGATATGAAGGAAATTAATGACCATATTCTCGTTGATAAACCGCATAGACTATCATTGTTGCAGTCAGATATGCCGATTAAATATAAGGCAAATGTAATGCAGAAGGTCAATATGTTGAAGTCTATGGAACCAGGTGACCCTGAGTATTATAAAGTTAAGAATTGGGTTGATGACTTCATGCAGGTTCCTTTTGGAAAATATAGTGGCCTTGATGTAAATATGTCTCACGGCATTGATAAGTGTAATAAGTTTATGGAGGATGCAATGAAAATCCTTGATGATTGTGCTTACGGACTAACCGAAGCAAAGATGCAGATACTACAATTGGTTGGTCAGTGGATTTCGAACCCTAATGCAATGGGAACTGCCATTGCGATAAAGGGACCGATGGGAACAGGTAAGACGACTCTAGTAAAGGATGGTATCAGTAAGATTCTACAGAGGTATTTCGCATTCATTCCTCTAGGTGGGTGTGGTGATGGTAGTTTCTTGGAGGGACATTCCTATACTTATGAAGGTAGTGGTCACGGTAAGATTGTTCAAGTGCTAAAAGAGAGTAAGAGTATGAATCCTGTATTCTATTTCGACGAATTAGATAAGGTTAGTGAGAGTGCAAGGGGTGAGGAGATTATTGGTATTCTCACGCATTTGACTGATACTTCTCAAAATAATCAGTTTCATGATAAGTATTTCGCAAATGTTGATTTTGATCTCAGTAAATCTCTATTTATCTTTTCATATAATGACGAGAATCGAGTCAACCCCATTCTCAAAGATAGGATGTATTGTATTCATACAAAAGGGTATACTACAAAGGAAAAACTAGTTATTGCTCGCGATTATATCTTACCCAAGATTCGCGAGCAAGTTAATTTTACAAACGACGAAGTTACTATTCCAGACGAAACGATCGAATACATTATTACAAATAAGAATCTTACCAAGGAAGAAGATGGTGTTCGTAATTTAAAACGATGTCTTGAGGTTATTCATACCAAAATTAATCTATTCCGTTTAGTTAAGATGGACGAGGATAATATGTTTTCTAAGGAAATCAAGATGAAGATTGTATTCCCGTATACTGTTACAAACGACGATGTCGATAAACTCATTAAGAGTGAACCTTCACAGAACCAGAGTGTGTTGGCTTCTATGTATATATAGAAAGCATAATAATAATAATAATATAAAAACATTGCGGTATTGGTAATATAATATGTCGGATGAGGATACCAATAATTTTTTTATTCATATGTTATCATTATTAGATGACAAAATGTATATAAGTCAATTTCTGAGAGAAAATGTAAATGTTACAGCTATTCGCGATAATATTCGTACGTTTTTAGTTGAAAATTGTGAACACGATTTGGTAACAGATTGTATTGACATAGACCCAGAACAATCACAGCATATAATTTATTGTACTAAGTGTATGATGACGTTATGATTTTTATTATTTACGATATATAATAAAAATAATTTATGCTCCTATTTGACAGTCGGTCGTGGCGTTTCCTCCTCTGGTTTGTAACGCATTTAATTGACTATCACTCAAACACAAAGGTCCATTAGAATTAGACAATCCAGCAGAACGCGCACCACATTCTGGAGAACCCAATGTAGGAGGACCGTATATATCATACAGAGTGTCTTGAGAATAAGGACGAGGTTCTAGACTATTCATCATACCTTCCTTTTTCTTGTTGTGCCCCATAAATTCACTAAATCCGTTCTGGATTTTACTAATCATGTTTTCTGACTTCTTTTCTTTTAATCCCTCCGTTTCCTTATCTTCTTCGCCTTCGAAACCCTCTTCTTCGTCATCTTCGAAACCCTCCACTTCCTCATCGTCTTCGTCTTCGAAACCCTCCATTTCATCTTCGTCATCTTCGAAACCCTCTATTTCCTCATCTTCGTCTTCGTAACCCTCCATTTCATCTTCGTCTAAATCTCCCATACCTTCATATCTAGCGAAAGAAACTTTCTTAGAATGAGGTTTGAAATCATAACAACCACAAGAAGCTGTAAGTATTATTAGTAATACTAAAGCACCACCGAGAATGTAAAAGTTTGTAAGTTTCATATCTATAAAGTATATACATATTTTATAGATTTTAATTGTAAATGGTTGTTTGTTGACTTTCAAGAATCAGTTACCTCTTTGTTCAGATGTTTTCATTTGAGAAAATCATTGGGAAATAAAAAAACTTATAACAGATACAATAATAACACAAATTTTTAAACTACGAATATACATTATCAACTTGCCATTGCTAAAGTCTAACAAAGGAATCAACCATAATATATAGGGAATTATTGCTATGAGAAGAAGCGAAAACCACATATATAAACTATTTCGCCTTTCGCTATTAAGTTTTTCTATTTCTTCACTATTGGTTCCTATTTCACCATAGGCATTATTGAATGTGGCATACAACATAAGAAATAAATACGTTGATAGCATTAACAATCCCATCATATACAGCACAATCTGATCAGATATAGATATTTTTGGTGGGTTTTTGAAATGACTACCCACCCGTTCCCACAAGGATGCAAGACCTGTTACTATACCAAGCATTGACGAGAGGGAAACAGATGGCATAACATGCATTGACGGGAGGGAAACATCTGACATACCAGGCTTTAACAGGAGGAGTATATTAAAAATTGTGAATATAACCAATAAAACCCCAATAATACCAAAAACAAATTTCCACTGAAACATTAGGCAGAGTATGCCTATAACAGAAAATATACTAATAAATGCTGCGAATAATATATTGTTTACATGTAAACCTTGTATTGCCGTAAAGGGTGTGAAAAAATGGATGCTATCATGAAACGGGTTGTTAATAGATAATGATTCTGATGTTAGTATTGATTTTGCTGTTACTACTACTACTACTACTGCCATATAAATACCCACACCAATAAGACTGTTTGGTCCAAGATTCGCCCTATCACCCAATATAGCAAAAGTAATTGAAAACCCCAATAACAATATGGTCATAAACACATTTAACTTATTGTATGACATATATCCTATTTCTTCGGCATTTATATTTTTTTTTTGAGTATCGGTCATTATATATTTATTCTATATTATATCTTATATTTATTGACTTGTTTCCGTTATCATTATTTATCACATTTATTTTTTTTATATAACTCTTCAATTCGTTATATTTATCATTTATATATTCAGTTATGTCCCAATCATCTTCGGTTTCTATTATTTTATTTTCGTGTTTCGTTACAATCGCGTTTTCTAAATCTTTATTTTGAAAATTATCTGCATCGCCTTTTACTATATGACCAATCATAAACCCAATAGGAACCAGTAAAATTAAAGGAACGATTAAAGTCTGCATTTTAAATTCTGGTTTTAGATAGTATAATGTTTCAGACATATATATTTATATATTTAAATTACATAAAAAGGTTGCATTTTTAACTATTATATGGATAAACTCGACTTAAAAAAATTAATTGCCGATTCTGATTACGAGGATAACACAGCGAATATACGTAAGTTAAAACATAGCGTTTTAATACGAAAGGATGTTGAAAAAATATTACAACTGAAGAGTAAACACGTTCGGTTAATTCGTAATGATTTGGACGGATTTACTAAACTCTGTGCAAGTCAATGTAGTTTTTTATTTTCTCGTTATACAGATATATTCAATCGAATTTTGAAAGATGAATTGGACCTCAGTATTTTGGGTTCTGTTATTGATATTCTTGGTAAAATCGAAGAGGGTAAAATAGATCAGATGAAAGGATCAATTGAAGTTGGAGAACTACTTAAGAAAATGTATATAGATTCTGCTTTAAAAACAGGAGATAAGATTAATAGTAATAATAAAGGAAACGAAGAACATATTTTTGCGGAATCTAAAACTCTTTCTTGGAAAGAATTCAAGGTACTAAATTCATAATAATTGAATAACATAATAAAGATAAATATACCCTATATTTATTATGTCTGCGCTATCTAACGAACAAAAACTTGACAGAACTTGGAAAGGTGGGTATGCTACTTTGAAATTGGCTTTCTGTAATGATGTGGACGATGATTTTACTCGAGAAACTAGAATGGCTATCGAAAAACATAATAAAAACATTTTGGATTCTACACACCCAGACTCGGGTTTTGATTTAAGAGTTCCTAATATGGAAATTTTTAATGTGCCGTTCAAATCGCAGTTTGTTAATTTGGGGGTGAAATCCAGTATGAGTTATAATGGGTCCCCTTGTGGATTTCTCATGCATCCGCGGTCAAGTATTTCAAAGACACCTCTTATGTTAGCGAACCATACTGGTATTATCGACTCGGGTTATCGCGGTCCTTTAATTGCGGCTTTAAGATATTTACCTTGTTGCGAAGGGAGTTCTTATACAATTGATAAGAACACACGTATTATGCAGATTTGTCATCCATCTCTTTGTCCTATATTTGTTATAGAATGCGACGAGTGTGAACTGGTTGAAACAGACCGTGGTGAAGGAGGATTTGGTTCAACTGGAGTTTAATATAATTCTTATAACGATATAAGTATAACGATATAAGTATAATGATATAAGAATTATATATATAAGAATTATATATAATTGTATACTATATATTCAACATGATGAAAAGTTACATAGAAGATAAACTCAATTCTGGTATAAATATATTCAAAGATACATCTAACGTTTTATTCAAAGAGAATCCTAATGTTTTGTACACAAGAGAAGAAGCTATCAGAGTTAGAAATAAGTATCCTGGTAGAATACCAATTATTGTTAACCGGAGTAATAGTGCTGGAACTGATGTTCCTCAGATCGATAAGCATAAATTTTTAGTACCTTGTGATTTAACTATGGGGCAATTTCAATATGTTATACGTAAACGTCTTGTATTGTCACCAGATAAAGCACTTTTTTTATTTGTAAATAACTCAGTTGCTCCTACAAACAGTATTGTATCTACAATTTACGAAGAGCATCACGATAAAGACACATTGTTTTTATATGTTACCTATTCTATGGAAAATACATTCGGATAATATTATTCTTATATACGATTATCTAACAATAATATAGATGGTGTCGGGGAAATGTATACAAATATATAATAAAAAATTCATACATAAGAATATAAATAAAAATAAGGTTGTGATTTTCGATATGGATGAAACATTGGGGTGTTTCACAGATTTAGAAGCATTATGGAATGTAATTGAATCGGAACATATAATATTTAACCGACCTCATTTGAATAAACAAGAAAGTTTCAATGCGTTATTGGATTTATACCCAGAATTTTTAAGATATGGAATCATGAATATATTAGAATATTTATATTATAAGAAGACTCGGGGTGAATTTATTGGTGTTTATATTTATACTAATAATCAAGTTGGTAGGCGTTGGTCTAAAATGATTGTAAGTTATTTGGAAACAAAAAATAAAATTAATGGATTATTTAATCAAATAATACACGCGTTTAAAATCAATAATCAAATTATAGAACCCTTACGAAAAGGTAACGCCAAGACACGCTGTGATTTTATTAGATGTAGTATATTACCGCATAATACAGAAATGTGTTTTATAGATGATACATATTATACCAAAATGAATCATGATAAAATATATTTTATTCAACCCAAACCATTTTTTCACGGTTTGAAAACGGGTGATATAATACAACGGTTAATTGATTCGTCGTTATTAAAAACCAATAACCGTAAATTATTTATGTCATATTTTTTAGAACATAATTTAATTACATCAATTGACAAAACACAACAAAATATTGATGAAGATATATTCGTATCTCGTAAAATACTATATCATATTCAAAATTTTTTTTTGATGACTACGAGTAATAAAAATACACGCAAAGTTAAAAATTTAAATATTGGAAATTTTACAAGGAAACGTAGAATGTAATTTTTTACTTCTTCATGGGTGTAAGACTTCTTTTTGAATATTCATATGCCATTAATATTAATTGTTCTCCTGTTGTTAGTTTTTGGAATATTAGACAGTCGTCATATTTGATTTGAAATACACGATTCTGTATTGTTCTACAGAGAACATGTGTTCCATTGTCACAGAATTTTATTTCTGACACGATTGCTCCATTTGTAATCTTGTCGGGTGAATTATAACGTATCCATCTAATGTGTTTTCCTTTATGTAGTTCGTATATGTTTCCTATTAATCTGTAACCTGCCAGTTTATTGTAAAAAATCAATTTATTATTATCACTAGTGTCGAGTTCTGTTAGTGTGTTTTGTATCTCGTTTAATATATCGTCCATTGTTTTTTCGTTTAAATAATCCATATGTTCGGAATTGGTCATTTCGATTAATTTATCAATATCCAGTGTGCTTAATAACGATTCGTCTTTCTTGGCATCTTCAAATACTTTGTTTATAAAATCATTATCATCATTATTCATCGTATAGTTTAATTATACTTGTATGAATGAGTTTATATTGATTGTTTTCTTTATAATTTCGGTGATACCCAGATTAGTAAGCATAAACAATGCACTCGCAAATATTATTCTACCGTCGTTTTTATTGAGTGTATGTTCTCTAAATGGATTGAATTTGTATATCAAAAACAAACATGTGAATGTGTTAACCCCTGTGGTAAGCGCA